ATGACCTACTTCCGAATCCAGCCAGCAGACCGCCCCGACATCCTCGACCCAGAATTCCAGACCAGCACCAGCTGGAACGACCTCGGCGACGACGACCGCATCCGCCGCGGCGTCTCCGTCTGCGATACCCGCGAAGAGCTCGCCGAGTACCTCGCCCAGTCTGGCATGCCGTTCGACGAAACCTGGGAGCTGCTCGAGGTCGAGGGCGCTCGCTCCGACGACCAAGACGAGGATGCACACCTAGGCTGCACCCTCATAATCCCGACCGCCATCATCGCTCGCGAGTCCATCGCCGACAGCTTCATGGTCGAAATCTTCGACGCCTACGACGCACTCGCCGCCTAATCTCCAGCTACCCCGCCATCACAGAAAAGGAACAGGGCGATGACCATCAAGTCCCAAATCTTCACCGCCGAGCATCTCGACGGCCTGTCATACCTCACCCCATACGAAAAGGAGCAGCGCGCACTGCCTGCCACGCCTGCACAAATCAAATACATCATGATCTTGCTGTGGAACAAGGGCATTCACACGAACGAATTTTTGCTCCCAGCCAGCACCTACATCGGCATCCCAACCGCCGACGACCTCGAGCAATACAACCGCTCGCTAGCAAGCGGCGCCATCGAATGGCTCAAAGAGTGCAGCAGGGAAAACTATGGCCTGCACAGCATGCGCAAGAGCGCCGCTAGTGAGGACTATGGATGGAGCCGCTACCTCGGCAACATCAGCGACCACACCGCCGACCTATAACCCGCCATCAGTAAAAGGAGGCCACAATGAACGCCACACTCGCAGCCCTAGAAAAAGCCCGCTACACCCCCCACACCAAATCCCGCGTCTTCATCGAGTCGCTCAAGGCGCAGTGGTGCAGCATCCCAAAAGTGGAGCAGGCGCAAATGCTCGCCAGCCTCGACTGGTCGAACGGCGTCACCCGCGCTCACCTGAAAAAATACGGCAGCGGCCGCAAATCGCACCCAGACCTAGACCAGGATATCACCGGCGAAACACTGCTGGACATCTGGGAGGAAGCCCGCCAGTGGATGAAAGACAACATGGACATGGAGGCGCTGCAGATGCACGCCCGCAAGTCCTGGGAATGGTAAAACCCCACCGTCACCAGTGGGGTTAAGCCCCGCAGCGCGGGGAAAGTAGGGCCTCCAACAACTAGGACGGCTCACCCCCGCAACGCGGGGAAGATGCTCCAAGCGCATCTAAAGCCATAGTACACGAAAGGACGGGCTGTGCAATTCAGAATCATCGACCAGGATGGTCGCGAGTGCTGGACTTCAAAGCAATGTGCAGAGTTTATCGACGTCGCGCTAGGCACTTGGCAAGCCTATGTGTCGCGCGGGCGCGCCCCGGAATCTGCCGGCACCATTGACCGCATGCGCTTGTGGCGTGCCGATGATGTCCGGACGTGGGATGCGTCGCGTCCTGGTCCACCGGGCGCACGCCGCTAAGATGCGCTAAGTTCACACTTGCCAGCACCCCCCCCTGCTGGCACTCCCCCAATAAAAAAAGAGCCCCGCGCCGGGCCACTGAGGACACCGTGCGCGGGGCATGGGGCATGGGGTTTCACAATTCACTGCGGATAGATTCGGGCGGATTCGCGGACAAGCTGTCAATGGGATATTTTCTGCGCCACTCCCGAATATGGTCAATCGCGGCGTAGAAACCGCTGCGCCACTTGTCCACCTCCGCGCGCAGCTCCCGAACATCTTCCTCCAGGGCATCAATCCGCAGCTCCAATTTCTCGGTGAAGGCAATCCAGTTCGGGGCGGTCGCCTTCGCCTCCTCCGCCTGCAATTGTCCACGGGCTGATGTGCGTGCTGCGAGCCACGCGAATGCACCGGTCACGAGGGCGACGATAGCGCCGCCTAAGATGTTCTCCATCACAATTCGGTGACCTCCCGATTCTGCCGTGCGAGCCCCCAGAAAATGAGTGCCACAATGGTGAAATACGACAGCGCACTCACCCACGCGCGACCCTGATAGAGCACCCAGTTCATGGCGAAGCTCATCATCCACGCGGCATGGAGCACCATGACCAGCCCCCACGCGGTAGACCTCAGGCGGCGCTTCGGAATAGCGACGAAGCACAAAAGACCGATGGCGAGCCACGCGAAGCCGATGACAGGCATCTCAATAAAGTGCTCCAGCCAGTGGCTAGGCGCCCGCGTCGGCTCTTTCAAAGGCGGGAAATAGGAGACGCCCTTAAGGGCAGTGGCGAAGCCGACGGCAGCAAGCCCGAAGCTCATGGAGCCGAGCACCCTCTGGCTACGCGTGGCCTCAATCATTCGTCGAATCCAGGTCGTAGGCAGGCAGGTCTGCAGCTGCTGGCTCCGTCTCCTGCGGCGCTGGAATGTCGATGATGCTGACCGCCGCCTCCCGCTCAGCAGCGCGGCCCTGCTCAATCCCGGTAGCCAGGGCGGCGTCCACATCTGCGGCGGTGGTCGGGTCGTCAGAGCCGCGATTAGTCTTTTTCGCCGCGACTGTCAGCGCGATCGTCGCCGCGAGTGGTGCGATGATGTCAATGAGCTTTTCACCGATGGCTAGCCAGCTGTCTGCCTGCGCCCCGGTGATGACGCCAATGGCGGTCAGCACTGCCATGATGGCGGCGATGACGGCATAGGCGGCACGGCGGTATTGGGTTGCTTTTTCGGCGTTCACTTTAGGCCCTCTTTCAGGTCGTCAATCTTTTTGGTCAGTGCAGCGATGTCGGCGCGACATGCTGCCACGCCGTCGACTAGTGACAGGTTCTGACCTTTCGCGTTCTTTCCGAGCTGCAGCCATCCTTTGCCGCCTGGCCCTCGGAGCTGCGTCCAGATTTCTTTGAGCAGGTTCATGGCGTGTGGTGTCCAATCTATGGTTGTTGTTTTTGCCTTGTGTGCTGCGACTATGCCGTGCGCGTATGCGTAGCTGCGCGGCGGAATCAGCGATGCGGTTTGGTCAAATGTGACCCAGCTGCCGAATGGCGCGAAGCCCGAGTCTGCCCACCACACATGGCGGGTGCCATTGCTGTCGACGGCGTAGCCCATGAGCGCGACGTAGTGCCGCACGAAGCCGCCGCTGTAGCGCAGGTTTTGCGTCGACGTGTAGGAGGCGCGCGGGTAGTTGTTGACTGGTGCCCAGATGTTCGCGGCGATGCCGACCCCCGCGTCAATGGACTGCGTGAGGTGCTCCCATAGCAAATCCTTTTGGGCCTTGGATGGTGGGTCGTTTGGCATGTCCACCACTGTCCACCCCGCGCCAGGCATCCGCTGATTCAGCACGCGGGCAATCTGGCCGACGCCGTTGGTGCCGTTGATGGTGGTGCCCATCTCGCTAGCCAGCGTCGACTCCGGCACCACTTTTCCGGTGCGTGCCGCCATGAGCATCTGCCCGGTGGCGGGGCCGCACCAATAGGATGTGTCTTGTTTGACGATGGCGCGCGGGTAGTCGAGCCGTTTTTCTATCTTTGCCACTGCCCCTCCTGGGAGTAGTCGTGTGCCCAGCGTGAGGGCGCGGTTGTAGCGGGCGCGCCGGTCACTGAGGCCGTTCAGCCCACCGTTAATGGCGCGGGTGCAGCCCTCCAGGTCGCCGCGCTCAGCCATGGCCATGAAGCCCGGCCGCGCGGCGGTGAGGTACCAGGCGGGGCCAATCCAGCAATACTGGTCACTGCCTAATGCTTTTGGGTTGCGGACGAAATAGTCCGCCACGGGCACGATGCCGCGCTGATGTGCCCACTTCGACACCGCCGTGTGATTGTGCCGCCCGGTGATTTGAATCCAGCCGTGGCCTTTGAAGCGGCGGCCATCGCCGGGCTGAGTGTTGCCCAGGTCGGCGCGCCATTCATAGGCGCTACCGTCGGCAATCTCCTCTTGGTATTTCAGCCCTACCGACTCGTGACCGAGCTGCGCGGCGACCATGGCGCACTTGCGCACGGTGTCCGCCCCGATGATGCGCAGCATCTTTTCATAGGCTGGCAGGAGCTCCTTGTAGCGCGCGAGCGACAGGCTGCCGCCCATCGCCTCGGATAGGGTGCGTGCGTCCATTTGCCCCCCTTTCTGTGGGTATGAGAAAAGCCACCTCGGTGTGAGGTGGCTATTTTTCGATTGTGACAGTGCCAGCAGCAGGGCCGTCGAGCTTCCCCACGGCCTGGCCGGTGACCGCAGAAGCTCGTCGGCGCTCCCATCCTGCGGCGATCTGTGCGGACAGGTCCATGCGTGTCTCCTATGTGGTGGTGAACGTGAACGTGACGCCCCAGTCATTTGGGGAGATGTCCGACCCTGCGGCGATCACTGTGCCCGGGGCGACGGTCCGCATCGCTGCGGTCACCGGCCGGTTGCATGTCACGTCTTCGCTCAGGCGGACGTGGCGCTCGGAAAAGTGCACAATCAGGTCAGTCGCCCCTGATTGAGTGCCCGAGGTCCACAAATTGTTCGGCGAGGCGTAGTGGGTGCGGATGGATAGGGTGCGTTGAGTCGGCCAAATCTTTTTCCCGCCGACGTACACGGCTTTCACCGGCGTCGAGCCGACGTACACCTGCTTCACCGGCGAATTGCCGACATTCAAGTCCACATCATCACCCCGTGACCAGGTAGACGGTTTCAGCATCTGGCTCCCCAGGCAGAGCAGATACCACCACAATCTTCGGTGTGCGCCCTTCCAGGCTGACCAACTGCGATTTATCCGCCTTCCCCTCCATCGAGGACTGGATAGCGGCCCGCTGAGCATCTACATATTTCCGCGTCGCGGCATCATCATCCGCAGCCGGTGCCCCCACCTTCACCTGACCACCAGACGTGCGCTTGACCAAAGACCCACTGGTCACCGACTCGGAGACAAGCTGCTTGTCCATCTTCCCAGCCAGACCCTCTTCCAGCTGGGTAACCGTCGCCTTGTCTGCAATCATCGACTGCACCGTCTGCGATGTCGGCAGGCTATCGACCTTGTCCAGCTGGGTCTGCACGTTGATGTGCAGCTGCGCTTTCGTCCAGCCACCCTCCGGCGCACCAGTCTGCGCCTGCTCCGCTGACGCGGCAGCCTGGCGTGCTGACTCTGCAGCCGCACCCGCCTGACTGCCTGCAGTCGTCGCATGCCGCTCCGCATCAGTACGGGCAGCCTCCGCACGTCCAGCGTCCACATCAGCCCGCTCCGCGAGGGTGCGCACATCAATGAGCGCCTGGTCACTGGCTTGCCGCGCCACATCAGCCGCAGTAGCCGACTGCGCTGCAGCACCAGCAGACACACCAGCCCGCTCTGCTTGCTCCGCTGCTGCACCCCGGTGCGCTTCCGCATCGGTGGCGGTCTGCTTCGCCTCCTTCGCTGCATTCGCCGCATCACCAGCAAAGTCCTTCGCCTGCAGCACAGACATGTCGATCTTCGCCTGCCCAGTGACAAAGGCAGCGTCGACCCCGGCTTGTGCGTCCGAGGCCGCAGCGCCAGCCGCAGCCTGCGCACTATCCCGCGCCTGCGTTGCAAGCTCGGCCGCCGCCTCGGTAGCGCGCCGGTCAGCACTGACAAGCCCCTGGTCGGTGGCCACCTGCTCAGCCGCCGCCTCAGCCGCCTGGCGCGCCTCCAGCACCGCCTCAGCACTGCCCACACGGTCAGCTGACTCGGCCGCCTGCCGAGCAGACTCCGCAGCCTCCGACGCTGCAGCCTGAGCACGCCCCACCACCGGCGGAGACCACTCAAACGAGGCATCAATCAACTCGTGAAACTCCACAGGCCCAGACTCCGGCACATCCAGCCGAAACTCTTCCACCGTCGTGCCGGACATGACAATGAATTTCGCCGGGCCTGGATCCAAATCCGGTGTCGTGAACTTCCCCTTCACAATTGGGATGTCCCGCCACGAGTCTGTCACCAGACCCGCGCGCCGCACCCCAGGCCGCGACGTCGTTGCTGCAGCCCGCAGCACACCATCACCCCGCACGCCACAAATATCGGACACATCACCATGAATGACCGTCATTGCTTCCTCCCTTCAGAAGGCATAAAAAATGCACCCCGTAGGGTGCTAAGTGATTGGCTCTGGCTCTGGCTCTGGCTCTGGAGGAACTTCTGTCGTGTCGTCGATGACATTGCCACGACCGCCAGCGACAGTGCGGTTCTGGTGCTGAACCCATACGAAAGTTCTGTCATCCCCGCCACCGACTGACCCTCCCGCATTCATCCTGGCCCAAAGCTCGACGCGATATCCGGGCTGGTCGACGACGACGTCGCGCGACATGACCGCAGTGCCAGTGGTGTCGACAGTCGCCGACCACTTGACCTTCGAAAACGGTGTCCCCATTGGCGAGAAGATGCGCAATTCAGCATTCGAACCCCTAGTAAGAAGCCCTCCCGCAAAAAGCGTGGCCTGGCCGTGAATATTCCACACGCCAGCCTCGTCAAGCACCCACCCGCCATCAACTAGCCGACACCCCTGGTGCGGGCCAATGGTGCGCCCCATCGAAACCTTTGTCCACGTCCCGCCGATCGACACTGCCGCAGGAAGCGACGCGCAGCCGCGGTTAAAAAAGACCTCATATTCGCCGAGCTTTGTGTTCAGCAGGTCGGTGCGGTCATTGAGGGCGGTTTGGCCGTCCAGCCACTCCTTGACCGCCGCCGCTATCTGCTTTTGCGCAGACTCAGCCTTAGCGTCAATCGCAGCCAGACCCTCACCCGCTGTCGCGCCGACGCCATCCATGTCAGTAATGAAGCCCTGGTAACGACCAGATACATCGTCTGTGGGTGGTGGGGCCCAGCCAGACTGTGCCCCTTTTGGAAAAATGGCCACGTCAATCCCCCCTCATCTCAGCGAGCTTCGCTGCCTGCACTTCGCGCATCTGCACAATCAAATCCTCCAGCTCCGCCGGGCTGAGGTCGTCCGTCGACGTCGGCACCGCCACTGGCTCTGGCTGATACCGATTCGCCTCCCACGGAATCCACTCGCCAGGTGAGTCAGGCGACCCGTCCCCGCCGAGGGGGTCATACTTTGCCCCCGTCCCCACACGGAAGGTCGACTCATACAGCCCCGGGGTCGCGAAGGTGCCTGAAAGGCGGCCGTTGTGCTTGAGCAGTCGGATGCCTGGCGGCAAGTGACCGCCGATGTGGCGCACCGCCGTGACATCTCCATCCCCTACGCGCACATCCAAGATGTCGCCTACGTCGACCGACTCAAACCCAGCAGGCACAATCTGCTGCGACACCGCATAGCGGAATGCGACATCAACCGGCTCTTTCTCCTGAAACCGCACGCCGACCACATCAAAAAGATGGCGACACAGCACATTGATAACTCGCACATCTAGCCCAAATCCGAGAAACAAAAAAGCCAGAGGATGTGCATCCTCTGGCACCTGAAATGGGTATATCTTCATCGACCCTCCTTTAGGATGTGACATATGTGGACCATCGATTCAAGACGCCCATAACGCGCTCATAATTCAGCGCAAAGACCTGGTCCGGGTTAGCCAGCGACGCCAGGTCGCCAAGCTTGACATGCCACGACATCGGCTTTCCGGGCTCTGAGACCCACGTCAGCTCAGCGACATAGGCAGCCCACACCGCACCCCACGCAGCGACGCCCACCGTGTCGCCCAGATGGAAGTCACGGCCAGGGGCGTAGGGGTGTACATCCTCAACTAAAAACTCGATGGCTAAACCGCCCTCGGTCTCCTGCTTTGCCTGCCACGCTTTTTGCAGCGACTCCAAGGTGTTCGCCTGCCCCGCCTTGGAGAGCGACACGTACCCACTGCGGCCGTGATAGTGCCGGCGCACCTTGTCGGTGAATTCATTGAGGTTGAGGAACCGGTTTGCTGACATTTTTGCCAGCAGCTCACCGCCGCCCTTAATAATCTCGGCCAAGCCAGGTCCGATGAATGGAATCGATGCAACGAGAGCCGCGACGGCAGACTTAATGCCCACCTCGATAATGTCGTTGACAATCTTCGGCGACTGACCTCCGACAAGAAACCTAGAGTCAGTGGACTTCTTGACGTGGATAGTCGGAGCATCATCAAAATCAAAGACAACCCACGGGTCGCGCCCATCGTAGTTTTTGACCGCCGCGTCCTTGAACGCCATCACTGACGAAATATTGTCATCCGAGTTGATGACCCGGTCAATATGCCCGATCGCCTGCCCAATCATGGTGCGAGCGCCGGTCACCACGGACCGCGGAACGAAGTTCAGCACAACCGTGGGCAGATTTAATGTTGCGTGACTCGGGAACGGCTGCCGGTCGCCAGGCAGCCACAGGTCAGCGAGCGGCATGACACCAGCGGCATCCCATGTCGGCTTCATCAAATCCCACGCGTTATCCCACCTCGCCTCAACGACCGTCCACTCCGACCGCATCCCCGATTTGATTGGGGAAACAATGATGGGGTGCATATCCGGCTGGAATGCCGACCAGCGCTCGACGGCCTCATAGTCGCCAGTCCATGACGCTGACGAACGCAGAAGAGACGGCTGGAAGTAACCAAGCAAGTTTCGCCCCAAAAGCTTTCGAGAGACATGCTCAGCCTCACCTGACTGAATGTCAGAAAATTGCAGCTGCACCACCTTTGAACGGTTGGACGGATTCGCCCAGCACGGCAAATGCTTCATGTGCTCGACCAAGTCAACGCCGCGAATCGTCAGCTGCCGAGGATATTCATCCCCGCCCTCGGCGACCAGCTCGGTCACCTTATAGCACCGCCGACGCTCCCCCAGGCGCTCGACGACAATATTGATGCCGGAGTGGAACAGGTCATCGAGCTTTTCCGGATTATTGAGCGTCGTTAAGTCCAGTCCTAGCAGGTAGGAGATGACAGGATTCTGTACCCCCGGGGACACCTCACCAGGAATCACCATCTCCATGCTGCCCGTGTCGCCAAACTGCTGGGTCCAGGTCGCGCTAATCCAGTCCTCGACATCCATCACAAAGTCGTAATTCCTGTCGAGAATCCACACACCCTGGCCGCGCACCTTCAAAACACTCTGGCGGTGTTTTCGAAACGCTAGCCAATCAGTAGCCACCACTCACCACCTCCATGGGGACGTGTATCGCGATGAGACCTCTAGAGTCGCGCCGGGTCCGACCTTCCAGCGTGTGACGCTATTCGGCTCAATCTCGACTCCGAAGACTGTGCCACGCAGCTGAGACCACAGCTCAGATACCGTCTGCCCGTCGGAGTCAGTCACATGCCCCATCAGTCCACGGTCAAGATTGACGGTCATCACGCCGCCGTTGGGGTGTGATGGCAGCTGTACCGTGCGGCCATCGGGCAGCGTCATTGATGACGTGCTGGCCGAATCCCACCGCACTTTCACTAGTGGCGGCAAGTCGCCATCCGATGGCACCTCGGCATCGCCGGTGAATTCTTTAACCTGCCCACGCCACGCCCCGTCGAGGCTGCGCCACTCCACCCTCTCTTCCACAAGAGATTCCATAGACACATCAGACGTGACATCGCTGAAGCCACGAAGCGCTACTGAGGTGGAGAACATCTCCCCCTCCGGGGAGATGACCTGGAGAACGCCCGGATTGCTGTGGCTCCACCCGCGTCGCCACTGTCGCCACACCGTGGATAGCGGCTTGCCCATCCCGCGCACGACCACATCTAGCGCACCGTCAAAAGGTGGATATTTTTGACCCACCACGCGGGCGCCAAATCGGTTTACCGTCTCCTGCTCTGTCAGCACTACAGTTGCGTCTCCGCCAGCCCATCCATTTTCTGCAAGAAAAACTGGAGAACGCTCAAGCTCAGACTCTCGCCTTGAATGCAGCAGCCACAGCAGGCCGTGCGTGTCATGGTAAATGATTTTGTGCCCATCATGCGCGATAGAACTGCTGCCCACCGCACTGCTGGTCGCCGGGAATCGAACCGGAGCCACCATCACAGAACACCTCCTCGGGTTGAGGCTGCAGCAACAAGTTTGCGGCCCTTCAGCTTCTCAATGTCGGTTTCATTAATCTCCACACGCCCCTCAATGGCATTAACCTGCTTGCGCAGCACCTCCTCGCCGTCGAGGTTGACAACCAGAGTCACGCCACCCTGTCGCGCGCCGTCCTTCTTGATGTCCTGCCACTGATTGTGGCTAAAGACTGGCTCCGGCTTGTCGCTCAAGTTCACAGCGAACTCGCCCGGCTTCAGCCAGCCGCCCTGGTCGTAAACTCGCGTGCTGTTCAGCAGCTTTTCCGCAGCGGACATCTGCTTGCCGTAGCGGTCAGGGAATGCGGACACCTGGACCTTCTGCGCAGCTGCGCCGGGGTCCATCGACTTGTAATCGAAACTCTTGAGCTTGTTAAAGAACATGCCCGCCGAGTCGAACGGAGTCATGCGCTCCTTGACCGTGCCCCACGCTCCGTTATCGCGCTGCTGGAACAGGCCAACGCTGTCGTGGTCGGAACCGATGGCGTCATGGCGGAACTTCAGCGACTCCGGAACACGCCGGTTAGCCCACATTTTCAGCGGGTTACCAGACTCCACCAGCGCAGTGGCGATGCCAATCTTCGCCGCCAGCTCATCCAGCCCCATCGACTTAGCCTTGCGGGCAATCTCGCGGGCAAAGAACTCCGGACCCCACTTCGGAAGGTCGACGTTCTCGGTCGCTGCAATCTTCAGCTGCGGGTCGCGCGGGTCGACACTGCCAGACTTCAGTGCCGCGTCCTGAATCTCGTTCGCGTGTTTCTCGGCGACATTGGTCTTAGGCTGCTCCACCACCTTGGTTGTGATAATGGAATCGCCAGACGGGAACAGGTCGCTACCCTTGGTGGTCAGCAGCTTCTCTGTCAGTGAGCCGCTCAATCCGAGGATTTCGAACATCCCACCCGCCACCACGTCAAGAATCGAGCGATTGCCCAGCCAATTGGCTGCAGTGCGGCCAGCCGCCTCTTCTGGCGACAGCTTGACCAGCTCCTTGGTCGACTCGCCAGAGGTCGACACTGCCACGGCGCCACTATCATCAATGCCCGTTATGAGGGTCGCATCAGCGCCGGTCGCCGCCATTTTCGTCATCGACGTGTCGATAGGAATTTCCGGCTTGACAGTCTTGTAGAAAAACTCGTTGTAGTACGAGTCCCACGCGCCAGCCGCACGGCCACCAATTTGACCGTTGCCGCGAGCGCCACCCATCTCGAAGTTGGTGCCATCGGGCAGAGTGCCCGAGGTGTGACCACCCGCCGGGCCGCCGTTTCGCATTCCGATGCGCAGGTCGCCAGCCTTACCCTTGCCACGCTTGAAGCCGTGGCTCGACATCCATGCAGCTTGAGAGCCCGTGGCAAAATGTCGGCCAGACGTATTAATCCCAGCCGCCAGGGCGGCGACCTTGCCCACAGTATACGAACAATCCCCCCACGCATTTGGGTCACGCGGGAAGTTCTCATACGTCCAGCCCTCAAGAGAGCCAGAAGCCTTTTGACCGCTAACGCGCCCTCCGCGCACGAACTTGTCAAAATCACCTGCCGTTACGCCGCCGTCAGCAAAGTATGCCGTCGACTTCGGAGCGACCGATGCCAGGCTAGGCGCGCTGATAGGCAGGCCGCCCTTGTCTAGCAACGTCAACCCAAACATTTCCGCCGTTTTCGCCAGAATCTGCGTGCTGCGTCGGCGCTTCGACTTCGCATGTGGGATATAGGACTCGCCTTGCGTTTCAGGCTCAGCCCACACGCGCCACTCGCCGCCGCGAGCAATCTGCGCGACGTGGTTCTCGCCACCATTGGCGAAGAACTTCACCGCGCCGTCAGCCATGACGGAGCCGTCAGCATTACCGACGCCTGGAATGATCGAACCAATGTCGTTAAAGACGCCGGTAATCTTGTCTCGAATGCCGCCAATCCAGTCCGACACGCTCGACCAGGCCGACTTCATGCCGTTCCATAGTCCGTTGATGATGTTCTTGCCGGCACCTTTGAGCCACTCGCCAGCATTGGAAAAGGCGCTCTTGACTTTGCCGGGCAGCTCATTCAGGTAGGAGATGACCTTATTAATCATCTCGCGCACCTTGGATGTGACGCCGCTGTACCACTCCTGCGCCTTCTGCTTCGCAATCGAAACGACTCGCGATAGCGGCGCCGACACCTTTCCTGGAAGCTCGGTGATTTTTGCGACCACAAGAGTGACCATCGCCGTCGTCTTCTCGATGAAAGTGTTCTTCCACTCCTCGACCTTGGCCACGACATCGGTGACCATCTCGACGATTTTCGCCTTGATGGCCTCTACGCCGTCGTGGAACTTGGTCTTCGCCGAATCCCACATGCCGCCGAAACGCGCCAGGGCGTCAGTGGCCCATGTCGAGATGTTCTCGGTCACCTTGCCGAACGTGTCGGAAATGATGGACTTGATTTTGTCCATACCGCCAGACACAATGCCGCCGATATCCGACCAGCGGCCGGTAAAAATCGCCTTGACCACCTCAAATGCGGTGCCGAAGTAGGTTTTCACAACCTCAATCGCACCGCTGACGATGGCCTTAATATTCTCCATCGCCGTAGTGAAGGTAGACTTCCACGGCTCGATGATTGGCTCCAGGAAGTTGGTGAGCGGCTCCAGCTTTTCCTTGAACTTGTCTTTGAGCTCCCCGGCCTTGTCGGTCAAGAAGCTAGACGCCCTGCCCCACTTCTCCTTGGTCGAGTCTGTAAAGCCAGACCACTTTTCCTTGGCGTCGTCGGTGAAGTTGGCCCACTTTTCCTTGGCCTTATCAACGCCCTTAGAAAAGCCCTCCTTGAGCCAGTCCATCGACCAGAAAGACTTGAAGCTTTCCCAGGCCGACTTCAAGTCGTCGGTCAGGCCGTTCCACCACTCCTTGATGGATTCAACCCCTTCGCCGAACGCTTCCTTGAAGTCGTCCCAGCCTTTCTTGAGCTTGTGGGTGAACTTCTCCCAGATGCGCTTGCCAGTCTCCGTCTGGGTGAAAAAGTAGACCAGGCCAGCGACAACAGCAGCGATGGCAATGCCGAGCAGCACGAACTGGTTGGCAGCAGTGACAACGTTCAGCGCGGCCTGCGCGGCGGCCTGCAGCTTCGTGACAACCGTCAGCGACTTGAAAGCCTTAATGATGCCGCCAGCCGCGACAATCTTCTGCTGCAACGCCAGCGCCGCATAGCCGCCAGCTAGAATCCCGACCGAAACAGCAAGCGGCTCGATAACGTCCCGGTTGTCCTTGATGAAGCCAGCCAGCTTGTCGAACTTCTCGCCGACGTCCTTGACGATATCGACAGCCTTCTCTAGCGCCGGCACCATAGCGTCGAACACTTTCGTCGCGATAGGCTCCAGCGCCAGCAGCGCCTGCTGCTTCACCAACTGCCACTGCTCGGCAAAGTCTGCCGTCTCTTCGGCTATGCCGACGATGGTGTCATCGGTCGCGCCGATGGAGTCCAGGAAGTCGTCGTAGGCGAACGCGCCAGACTCGACCGCAGCGACGAATCCTGCGCCACCCTTGGCGCCAAAGAGCTTGTTCGCCAAGTCGATGGCTTCCATGTTCTTGCCGGACTTAGACAGCTTGTCAATCTCGACAATCGTCCCCCAGAGCGCCTTTTGCGGGTCTTCGCCAGACTTAGCGAACTCTCCCAGCGCCTTAGTTATGGAGCCGAGGGTTTTCTCCGAGTCCAGACCGGCCTTGTCGAGCGCGCCCAGCAGACCTGCCGACTCATCCAGCCCAAATCCGAACTTCTGCAGCGCCGGGCCGGACTTCGACAAGTTGTCAGTCAGCTCAGTGATGGTGCGGCCGGTTGCCTGCGAAATGCGGAAGAGGTTATCCAGAGCTTCCGGCGCTTGCTCAGCTTCAACGCCGAACTGCTGGAACGCACCGGCGACGGTATTGATATCCGCATCGATTCCCATGTTCTGCAGCTGCAAAAACTGCTCCGTCAGAGCTTCCAACGGCTCGCCGGTGTAGCCCAGGCGGGTGTTCAGGTCGGCAAGTGTCGAGCCAATCTGCGCTAAGCCGCCATCCATGGCCGGCACGTTATTAGCCAGCTTCTGTGCCGACTCGGAAAGCTCATCGAACGCGGCGCCAGACGCACCCGTTCCGACACGAATCGTGTCGTACATGTCGTCAAAGCCTGCGCCGATGTCGTACAGCCCCTTGAGGGCCGCGCCAGCTGCAGCGCCAATAGCCGCGATTCCGACAGCGAACTTGTCGAAAGACAGGCCAGCCTCGTCAGACTTATCGCCAGCATCGCCAACAGCGTCGCCAAGCTCGGAAGTCGACTCGGTAGCGCCGTCAGTCGCCTTAGCTAGCTCGTCCTGGCGCTGCGCCAGAGACTCCGACGCGCGAGCCGACTCGGTCATAGCCTTTTCGACGCCGCGCTCTGCCTTCTCGACACTCATTGCAGCGGTCTCGACACCGGCGCGCTTCTTCAGAACGTCAGCCTCGGCCTTAGCTAGCTGCTCGGCGGTCGCGCCGCCACTGCTGCGCAGCGTCTCCAGCTTCGATTCGGCAGCTTCGAGCTGCTTAGACGCGGCAGCGGCCTTACCCTGCTGAATTGATAGCCTACCCTGCGCGTCATGCAGCTCTTCGGAAGATTTGGTGACACGGTACTGCGCCTTTTCGACAGCCTGCAGCGCCTTATCGGAGCCGGTAGACATGCCCTTCTGCATGGCGGCGCCAGCCTGCTTGGCAGCCTTTTCCGCCGGGGCGACCAGCTTAGACTTTAACTCCGAGTTGATGCCAGAAAGCGACACCGTCACCGGCAAAATTGCCGCGCCTCCGCTCGCCATGCCTACCTCCCGATAGCGTTGAACCTCCGCGCCTTAGCGCGGGCAATCTCCATAATTTTTTGACGCTCAATCGCGTCACGGCGGCGCTCTAACTCCGTCCATCGCGGGTGCGAGCGCTGCGCAGATAGCTCCCACAGATCAAGCAGCAAAGAGCCAATCTCACTGATGGGCACACGGCCGCTAATCGCCGACTGAAACGCAGACTCCGGCGGCAAATGCGTCACCAGAACGAACAATCTGCGCAACGTAAAACGCGACGCGCCGCCATGGGGGCGGAACACGTCGCGATAGTCCTGCGAGTAATACCGCTGCAGGTCGGCCTCTATCTCGTCCTCATGGTCAAAAATGAGAGCGAGTAGCCCTATTTTTTTTCGATATCTCGGTGCTCGGCCCATGCGGTAATTGCGTCGCCAAGCTCTCCAGAAGTCGCGCCAGCAAGAATGAGCTTCTCCACCTGGTCCTGGCCGAGCAGCGCCTCAATCGCTGCCAGTGCGTACTTTTCCGGGTATTTCGACGCCATCATCAGCGCAGCTGGTGTCGCACCCTCGCGAAAACGGTCTTCAACCTCAATCCCTTCGCCGTTCACCTCGACGGTGAACTTTGGGAATTCGGTTTCGTCAGCCGATTCTGCGGCCACCTCCTTAACGACTTCGGAGGTGGTCTTTACGTCTTCCAGCTCTTCGCTAGCTGGGTTCTTCTTCGTGGTCATGGCGGGTCCTTTCAGGCATAAGTGAAGTTTGTACTGGCGGGTCTTTGGATAGGGCTAGGGGCGACCCGCCAGGAACTCCCCTAGCCCATTCACCTACTAAACTTCTGGGTCGGTAGGTGTGTCGCCGGTCTCATCCGGAACGTCATCACCGTTAGCGTCAACAGCCGCCCCAAAACGAATAACCTCAGGCATCTCAGCCACCTGGTCGCCGCCCTGCAGACGCAGGTAGTCATACAAGCCGCCCTTATCGTCCTTGCGCACGTCAGCCTGGAACGTCGTCACGGTCGCACCGTCATCGTTGCGGTCGCGTGCGCCAGCTGGGTAAATCAGCGCCTTACGTCGAGAAACGTCAATCCAGACGTCACCGAAACTGTTGGTGGTCTTGAATGCGATGAACTGCTCCGCTGGGTTTTCCGGGGTGACCAGAACGCCAGCTTCGTCGCGCTTGAACTCGGAGCCTGGCCACATGAAGCCAAAGGTCACCTCGTTCTCTTCCAGAGCGTCGAAAGTGCGGGAGTCCTTGTTGAACTTGTTGTTCATCAGCTGGAGGACGCCGCCGAAGGACTTGATTTCAGTGCGGTCAACTTCCGGCTCTTGGCCGATGGCAGAGCCCTCGTTTAGAAGGCCGACGAACTTCCACACCTCTGGGTCGAAGCTGCCGTCCATGCCTACCTTCGGGTCAGCATCGTCGGAAATGTAAACCTCGGCATTCTTCCAAATGTCGATGTAGCGGGCGCGCTCAGTTTCGAGCGTCTGGTCTTTAATTGGGCTAGACATAGCTACCTTTCATGTTTGGTTGATTCGGCCACGACCGTGACCGCGGCTACCCAGCCCTTAGTGGCTGCGTCTCGCGCGCACACCAAGCCAGGGCCGGGGGATATGCGAAAACCTCGCACATTGGCGGGGTTCAGAAGCCAGGCATCAATCTGCGTGGCCATGTTTCTGACTGTCGGCTCGTGCCGCGCATACACGGCAACTCGGACGTTCTCTGTCGATGTGGCGCGGCCGTGGTGGGGCGTGCCGTCTCCGGTCACCGTCACTGCAGCCACGCCACTGTCTGCTGTCCAGCCGTCAGGAAGTTCAGAGCGAACAGCCTGGCCGTTCGCCATCACTTCCCGAAGCTGAGCGCGGATAGCCTTTGGCGCGTCGCGCTGAATGAAGTGGCTAGTTAGCATAGCGTCGCACGTCCAATCCGGCTGCAGCAGCCGCGCGGGTCAGCGAACCGCGCTTAGCCTGCGTAGCCATCGCCTTCGGGTGCGCCATGACAACCATGGCCACTGGGCGGCCGTTGCGGTCCAGCTTGTCGTGCACGTTCACTGGAATGTCCGGCTCGTTGATGTTGCCGGCCACCTTGCGACCTGCGGCGGCAACCTCCGGAGCGAGCTGCTGAAGCAAGCCCTTGTACCACTCGTCAGGCAGGTCAAGCTGCATAGCCATCAGCCCTCGCCCCTCACACAGTCGAACACCATGCTTGGCCGGTGTGAACGCAGCGCAGGACGCCGGTTCTTCGACCAGTCCCACGCCGTCAGGCGCACCTGGTAGCGCTCGCCGCGCACCGTCACGTCGTCGCCGTCCTCCACCTGCGTTCCAGCTGGTGCCCACACGCGCAGCACGTCGATGGTGCCCTGCTTGTCCTCGTCAGACATCTCTGACATGGCTAGCGGCTGCACCGTCTTCACCGCGACTGTGCGGTCGGCAGCGCCAGGCAGTGGGTTGCCATCGTCGTCGACGCCAGCAGCCTTGCCGTGAATGATGATGCTCTCCATCACGCACCACCTGGCCGCTCGGAAAACTCGGCACCAAACCAGCGCTCGCGCGAACCGAACGGGATAACCCGCCCACCGCGTCCGCGTGGCCTTGTCCAGCCGTGGAGCCCAAGCAACTCCAGCACGGCGTCGTCGATGCCAACGCCGCCCCAGTGGAATCCAATCCCCTGGGAAAAAGTGATGGAGTCAGACTCTTGACCCGTCGTCGATGCGACCGACATGCGGCCAACGTTCTCACCGACAAGCACCGCCTGCGACACCATGATGCGCACCGCCTGGCGCACAGCCATCGGCAGCCACGGCACATGCTGCAGCTCGGCAGCAAAGTCGCGGCCACGGCGGGCGAACTCCAGGGTGATGAGCTCTAGCGACTGACTGATGAGCGCGCTCATTCGCTCGCGCTCTTCGTCGAGCAGAGGGCGCGGAAAGACGCTCTCCACGTCAGATGCGGTGACCTCCATACCCTCCCCTCTCCGGCCGCTAGTCGGCCTGAACAGTCTTCGTGATGAAGCCCATAATCTCGTTGCGCTTGGTCAGTCCGGTCAGCTTGATGCCATTGGACCGCGCATACTCTTTCCAGATGGCAACCGGGGCGGTCTTGGCAGGCAGTGGGCCGTAGGCCGTGCTCACCTGCTCCGGCTCCGGTTCCTTCTCCGGCTCTGGCTCTGGTTTGCCCGCTTCCGGTTCAGGTGCCGGTCCTGGCTCCGACTCTTCAGCGATAAGACTGCGCTCAAGCAGAGCCTTAGCGTCCGCGTCAGACACGTCGAGCACAGTTCCAGACGGATGAACCTGACGGGAGCCAAGTGGAAAGCGAGCTGCCTTCAGTAATGTCACTTTTGGCATTGTGCACCGCCGCCTAAATAGCGCCGACCAGCTTCACAATCGCCTTTGGCGCGCGCACTGCCAGGTGACGGAAGTGGACGTAGTCAGAGCGGAACGCCATGGTCGCACCGCCCAGCTCGGACTGGCCGCGCTCAGAGTACCAGTCGGTGAAGCGCGGGCCACCAATCTGGAAGCGGGTGCCGACCTTGCCGTACTCTTCGCCAGCGAAGACGTAGACGACACCATCGGGTAGCGCCTGGTCTGCGACCAGCTGGAACTGCTCGGCGATGAGCGGCTGGTTGGCGACGTCAGCAAACAGCGGATTCTTCGATGCCATGTCACCGGTGTACATCTTGACGACCTGATCGTTGCGCTTCAGGCCGTTCAAGGTGCGGCGGTTGCCCCACACGAAGCCAGCAGAATAGTTGAACTTGTTGCCGTTCGCGTCTACAGCGCTTGCGAGCAGGTCGTCAGCAGCAAAGAGATCGTCAGCGGCCTTTGCGGCTTCGTCAGTCCACTTGGCGTCGACGGTCAGCTCTTCAATGCCGGCAGCTTCGAGGGCCGCGACAGCGTCGGCGGAGTTGCGACGTCGAATTTCAGCCAGGCGGGAAACCAGCTCGCGCTGAATAACAGTGCCGGATGCAGCGCCAATATTGCGCTGCTCCCACGATACGCGCAGACCCAAGGCGAGCTTGCTGAGCTCGGCAGTCTTTCGCGGGCCACGGCTAGGGTCGCCAACCGGAATCTCGCCGAATTCAGCCACCTGCTGAACGGCCTCGTCAAGCGCTGGGGCGACATCCAGATTATAGGCAACAGCCATGCTGTCCACATCCTCTGGCGAGAAAAGCAGGTCGTAGGCCTGGGTGCCGATGAGCTGCTCTGCGGCAGCAGCTTCAAGCAGCTCCGAAGAGGTCAGGATGTCGCTGACAGTCAGGTCAGCGAGCGAGTCAAAAACAGAGTTTTCAACAGACATAGGTTTGCCTCCTAGGCGGTTGCGGCCACAGGAAGGCCGTTGATGATGGTCAGGGTCTTGCCGTCCTCGGTCGGGCAAATTGCGACGCCGACAGTGACGTCGCCGGTGGCGGACACCTTGCCGTCGGCGGCTGCGCACACCTTCGCGCCAGCCTTGATATCGCCGGAGGTTTCGAGCTTCACAGCAGCAGTGCCGTAGTGAACTGCGACAGTCTTAGCGCCGCCGTCGAGTGGGTTCAGTCGGCCGTTCTCGGTGATAACTCCGAGCACTTCGCCGGTTTCGGCTGCGTAGGTGAGCTTGCCGTCCTCGTCCAGCTTGACCAGACGGAACTTGTCGAGGTCCTTAGCAATCTCAAACGAGATAGGACCCTGCGTGAAAGTTGGGTTAGACATTTAAGCGCCTTTCTTGTGGGTGCGATTAGCGCGCGCCTTAGCTAGCAGCTCTTCAACACGCGACTGTGGTTCTCCCGCGTTGCCCATCTCGACAACCGGAATAGTGTTCTTCGGCATGCGACCCCACGACTCGTCGTAAGCGGACGGGTTGCGAGTCAGCGTGTCGAGTGCGACCTGGCGGTTAGCTGCGGCGAAGCGTCCGTCCTTGATGTCCTGGTCCACACGCTCGGCGCGCACCTTGGCTTCGAGTTCGGACTGCGCCTTGCCGAAGTTCGCTGCAATCTCGTTCAAGTAGTCGAAGTGTGCGCGTGGCACCTGCACGATGTCCGCACCTGCAGTTGGTGCTGGCGCGGCCGGCGCTTCTGAATCCTCGGAAGTTGCAGGCTCTTCAGACAGGGAGCGCACAGTCACAGTCAGCGGCACTGCTGCGCCGTTGACCAGAACGGTGAACTCGGCGGTTGCGCCAACCTCTGCGCCAGATGGTGCGGTGATGGTGACCTTGCCGTCGGCGTCGCACTCGGCGGTGAAGCCTTCGGCAATCTCGCCCATCTCGAACTGCAGGCTGGCGGCCAGCGCTGGCGCCGCCAAGTTCTGCGGCTCGCTCGACTGCTCTGCGTCTGGCGCCTGCTCGGCAATGACCGGCTCGACGACAATGCGCTCGGTTGGCACGATGGTCAGCCCCTCCGGGTAGGTCACTTCGACCTCACCAGAGACTTCCACCGCTTCATTGAAAAAGCCGGAAAGCGCATCTCGCACTTCCTCCGGCTTCTTACCCAGCTCCTGGGCAAGCTGATTCAAGACATTCATCTTGTCTCCATTCTGCCCATCGCTGGGCTTCGTTGGTGTTGCTGCCGATTCCGACCGGCTAGCTACAGGCTGCGACGGCGCCGTAGCCCGCGGGGCAATCGTTGGCACGCCACTACCGAACCGGCGGCGCTTCTGGCCGTCGCCACTGGCGAGCACCTGCTGACGCTGCGCAGCGAACGCGGACTTTTCCAGCGTCGCCACCTCGTCAGCTAGGCCAGCCTCGACAGCTTCGTCGGCGCTGTAAGTGGTGTCTTTCTCCATGACGGCTAGCCAGTACTCGCTGGACTGGCCGGACTTCTCGCCATAGATTCCGGCGATGTTCTCGGTAATCTTCGCCAGGTCGTCAGCCACCTCCGACAGCTTCGTTGCGTTTCCGTCGGCGAAAGTCCAGGCGCCGTGCACCATCATCGAGCTATTAGGCGACATGACCACGCGGTCACCGCCGCCTACCGCAATGAAGCTTGCGGCAGATGCGGCCATGCCGTCTACGACGACGGTGACGGTGTCGGCGTGGCGGCGCAGCGCGTTCATGATGGCAATGCCTGCGTAGACGTCGCCGCCGTAAGAGTCGATGCGGACAGTGACGGGTCCGTCGGTGCCGTTCAGCTGCTCGACAACCGCCTTAGGCGTGACATCCCAGCCAATCTCGCCGTAGATAAGAATCTCGGTCATTGTTCAACCTCCTGAACTTCTTCGCCGGACAGTGTGATGCCGGTCTGCTCCTCCGCGTCTTTGAGGTGCTTCTTCGCACGCAGCGCCTCGATGAGCGTGCGCGGCGGTGGGATGCGGAACGTCGAGCGAACCCAGCCCTCAAGCACTGGTTCCTTAGTGAGCACACCTTGCGCGGCTAGCTGCGAAATGTCGCCCGGGGTCAAGTCTTTTTGAACCTGAATGCGGGTAGACGTGACCAGCGGGATAGGTCCGCTGTAATCCGGAAACGCTAGGCGCACTAGGTCTTCGACAATGTGCTGTGACGCCACGTCGGCAATCCATTCGGCGTTGGCCTGCAAGCCTTGAATGAACTCGCCCAGCTGCACATTCGCCAGCGCATAAGAGCCGCCGGAGCCGGTCAAGTTCAGGTGTGTCGCGTTGACACTGATAGCAATCTGATTGGCGTGATACTCCATCGCAGCGCCAATATCCGGCAGCGAGCCGGTCACGCCCTCCACGGGCATGTCAGCGCCAGGCGGCAGCGAGTAGGCGGCAACTTCTCCGGCGGCGTAGGACTCTGCGAGTGCTTGGCCGTGGTCCAGCTCTTCCTGTACATGCGCTCGCTCGGTGAGCTGCGACGCCTTGTATTTTGGAATTCCCATGCCGTTGCGCTGCATGACCATCGAGTTGAGCTTCTGCATCTTCATCAGCTCGACCCAGTTGTCGCGCGCGGCAGCAAACACGCTCACACCTCGCCAACCTGCGTCTAGCGCGCCGTGGCGGTAGACAACTAGCCGGTCAACCGGAATGAACACGTCGCGCGCCTGCGAGCCGCCGAACTGTGTAATGCCTTCAAGGCCGCCGTCAGCGGCAACGTGAATCTTCTTAATCGACAAGTTCGGACGCGGCGCCAGCTTGCGCAGGTGGTTTCGGCCGTCTCCACCGACGTAGTAGACCTGCTCGAAGAATGCGACGCCCATGAAGATAGCGCCAATCGCCATCTCTAGGTGCTCAGCCCACGAGACGCGGTCAGCTCGTCGCGCCACCTGCCCATCTTCGCCCTTGATGGGCAGGCGCAGGTCAGTGCAGACCAGCTCGACGATGTCGGCCGGAGCGCCGTTAGGCTCGATGGACCAGGACGCCTGCATGAGTGGCTTGCGGATAGCATTCTCGACCTGGGCAACCTTGGCGGTCATGCGCATCTCAGCCAGCTCGCGCTGCTGCTGCTCCCAAGTGCGCTTGCCTGCACTTGCCAGCGTTGCACGCCAGCCCGGCGTGACCGCGTGGCCAATCTCGGCGGCGGGTGTTGTATCAGGCATAGAGCTTGCCTCCCCTCATGTGCGTCGTGCTGAACCGTGGCAGCGCCCCGGCTGGGTTGGTTTTCTTCGGCTCGACCTGCTTGGCGACAGAGCCGAACTCGGCTAGGAATTTCGTCAGCGCCCACAGCGCGAACGTGCCGGCAATCAGTCCGGAGACGTTGCCACTGAATCGGTCGACTGCCGGATACTTGCCGTCTTTAGACTTGCGCTCCCTGGCGACAGCCAAGGCGTCAGCCCAACTGTGATGCCCGTCGTGCGTGACAGTGCCATCAGCGACCGCCTGGCGGAACTCTCGGTAGGCGCCAGCGACCCAGCCGCCGTTAAGCTGCACCGGCTCGATGCCAACAGCCAGCAGCCGGTCAACGAGCACTCCCGCAGGCGAATCTTTGTCGAGCGCGACGGCTGCCGGGTCTGGGTTTGCCTTGATGAACTGCGCAATGATGTCGACCGCCTTGTCGGCGTGAAACTCGCCGCTATGTGGGCTGTGCATGAGGTGCACGCCGCGCGAAGTCTGCCCGGCTGCGACGAACGCGACCGAGTCAGCATCCGGCGCCACCTCGACCGCCAGGACGCGGTGGCCAATGTCGACCTGCTCGGCAACCGCTAGCGAGTTCCAGCGGTCAAGAGGAACGATGGGTTCGATATCGTCGACAGCCTTTGTGTCGCCGACGTCGAACCAACGGCCGTAGCCCAGCATCTCCACCTCGAAGCCGACGTCGGTGAGCTTTGAGCGCATGGAGCGCATCTTCTTGTCGTTGACGAGGCTCTTGAACCCGAACGACGGGTTAGCTAGTCGCCAGCACACCGGGTCATCGCGGTCCATGCCGTCAGGCGCGCGGAACTCGGCAAACATCATGCCGTCAGCGTTTCCGCTCAGTGCACGGTGTCGCACGCGCGAGAGCTCTTCACCCTTCGGGTGCTTCGTCTCATTGACCGCCGACGAGCTGTAAAACGTCTGTGGGTCGCCTGCTGCAAGCTGTGTTGGCGCGACCGCGTCGAGCTCGCCGGACTCCAAGTTGTACGCCTCGTCGAGTAGCAGCAGGTCGATGCAGTCGAAGCCGCGACCCATGTCATTCGAGCGAGTCGTGAACTGCAGCTTGCCGCCCTCGGCGGTCTCCATCTCAGCCTCGCCCGCCGACGCGGTGTTGCGCACGATACGTTTTTCAGCCCAGCGCTTGGACTTGATTCGGCGCCACAATCGGTTGCGAATCGACTTCGCCGTGCGCCATTGGTGCGCCGAGAACACAATCTGGTGGCCGAGTACGAAGAGTCGATACAGGATGATGACTTCGAGAATCAAGCTCTTGCCGTTCTGCCGTGGGCAGATAAGCGCCACGTCAGTGTGTAGCCAGCGGTCATCCATGTCAGTTGCCAACGCCAGTAGCACCTGGTCGCGCTGCCACGGCATGAGCGTCACGCCGAATCGCCGGGCAAGCTCGATAGCTTTGTAGCCATGCTCGAAGTTGCCGCCTGCGCGATAGATGAAGTCCTGCGGAGTCTGCCGGCCAGTCAGCCCCGGAAACTCGGCGTCGATGAGGTCTTGAAATTCCGCGTTGTAGTCGCGAGGGTCAGAGGTCTTTAAGCCCGTCTTCTTCGTCGCTGGATACGAAGTCACCTTGCCTCCTTTGAATCTCGGCCAGCAGTTGCCGGAACACTGTGGACAGCTGACGTTGCTCCGACACGGCAGTGTCCAACTTGAGCACGAGTTCACCTTCCCCGGTGAACACGCGCGTCCATACATCCTCGTCGCCACTAGTAATCCGATTCAGGCGGTCTAGACGGTCCTTGGTGCGTGCTGCTTCGATGATTAACGCGCTGGTCGCAGCGTCATCAGTGCCTTGTGCCAGGTCTGCATGTAGCAGCCTGCCGCCGGGGCCGAACTCTTCCGGCATGACGAACTGTGCAGTCGAAGCCATTTCTCCACCCTTCCTGGCACAATTTGGGAGAAGTTCAATAGTTTGAACCCGTAACTTTTGGCACCCTGAAGAAATCGTTGCCTAAGCAGGTCGGACGGGGCACAGGCAACTGCGATGACCTCGAATAATTTGGCCACCCCGTCGATTTTCACAACTCACCACACGATCGGAGAGCCGCTTGCGACTCCGAGCCCCTGCTCGGCGACCTGGTGCTTGAGCCGCCATTCCGGGCCGTGCTTCACCCATCGCGACTTCCGGTTCATCTTCCGGTTGCACTGCGCGTGAATCAGGCGACCTGGCGGGCGTGACTTGTCCGCCTCGATATGGTCGGCGTGCAGTGATTCGCCGTCGAAGTTCTTGGTTCCGTCGCGGAACATTGGGCGCCCGCAGTATTCGCACTCACTGCCGTCTATGTGGTTGTACAGCAGGTTGCGGCGCGGCACCATGTGGCGATGCCAGCCATATCCGCGCTCGTTGGTGGACTTCACTGGCTGCTCACCTCCGGAAAATGGCATGAAAAAACCCCGCCAGCCCGAAGGCCGCGGGGCATTCATATCTCTAGATAGAACTCGCTTATGCGTAAGCATACACCATGGCGTGACACTTCGGTCTACTTAAGACGTTCCTGCACGTCAGGCCACCAATAGCACTGGCTATCAGCAAAGCGCCTATGCCGAATCAGTCGCCGCTGTTTCCACTTGCGCACTCGATTGGCGCTGACCTTGTGCCCCTCGCGCGCTGCACGCTCGGTCACTTGTGACGCGTCCAGCCAGTTCGATGCGTACCCCTTTGGCACCTCGCGGTTCCACCTGCGATACAAGCTAAGCTCCAGCGTCTTGATGTCCTCGACGACCTGCTCCGGGTCATCACAGTCAGCGATGCACTCCGAGATGTCAGCCAGCCACCGACAGCAAGCGGCTGCGCCCTGCCTGCGCTTAGCGGCGGGCAGCATGCCGCTAGCCGCCCTGTCCACCACGTCGATGACCTCATCAGTCAGGTCTATCCACTCATCCAGCGGAACAAGCGGGCACGGCGCTGGCCTGCCAACAGTGGTTGACCTCACGCCAGTCTGGCTGGTGCGTGCTGCATGCAGCGGCGCGTCACGCAGGTCGCCCTGCATCTCGTCGAGCCACGTTGCCAGGCGAAGCAGCACCGGGCTCACATCTGCATGCTGGTCTGCCCTACCCATCGCTTCCAACCTTGACCACAGTCAGGGGGAGGAATAGGGCCATGCCTAGATGCGCCAGCGCGCATTCGCTGCCGACCTTCAACCAGCGGTTGTTGTTGACTAGCTGCGCTGCTCTAATGTGGTCATTTTCGACGATGGTGCCTATCGGTAGTGCCTTCAGTTCTTCCACTGTTTCGATTTGCCGCGGCAGAGCTTTTGTATCTGGAGCGTGGAACGTTAGCTCGTTGAGGGGTGGGTAAAACCAATCAGATCCATATTCGCGGTCTTTGGCATCGATCATTGCGGCCCGAACATCCCCTTCTTTATCTGCATGGGCTGATATGACCAGCACCCGCCCATGCTCCGGGTGTGTTGCTTGTGCGCCGAATAGTTGTTCCGGATGGTATGGCAGCATCGCGGTGATTTTGTTCCGTAGGTCGCCAGCGGGCAGTGCTTCGGCGATTTGGCGTAAAAGTTTGGTGGACAGTTCAGGCATCGGTATCTCCAATAGTTCGGTATCCGCTTGCACGGTAGGCAAGCCGGAGGATTACGTCATTTGGCAAGGGTTCGGGATATTTGTTCACCTTCGCTTTCCGCTTCACTTCGACTGTGCCGTCTGGGTGGACTACCCAGTGTCCACAGGCCCAGTTCGCGCCACCGCTTGGTGTGCTTCTGTCTCCGATGTCACTGAAGCTGATGTCGGGCGTGGTGACGTAGATGAAGCGGTGGCAGACGTTGCGCCACGGTGCTGTCTTGTGCCATGTCTCCCGCTTCGCATCTGCCTTACTCACTTTGATTTCCAGGGCTGTGCGCTGCCCGCCATCAAACATCAGCGCGTCAATGCGGCGTCTGTAGATGTTCGCTAGGTCGGGTTGCTCACGGTGCCACATGTCATTGATAGTCAGCTCCGGAACAACAGCGAGGCGCGGGTGCTTATGGCGGATAGCGTCGAGGATTTGGGAGGCTGTGCTCATTGCTTGCTCTCGTCCCCCTGCAGCTACCCCAGTTTCTGTTCGAGGTCTTTCTGTCGTGTAATCAGGCTCAAGCATCGCTAACACCTGCCTGTTTTTTTGTGTTCTGCGAGTTTCTTACGCGCGGCTTGCTGCAACGCAGCTCGTGCTTCAAACAGTTTTTGTTCTGCACGACTGACGTTTTGTTCGAGGCGCTTTAGCTCCGGGTCATCAAACCTGCGTAGCGAATAGTCGGGTTGGTGTGTGAGTAGTTTGTTCACCTTGTGCAAATCGTGTTCGCTAAGCATTGTTATCCTCCTTGTGCTTTTCCCAGCGTGCGTGTGCTTGGCGCGCGGCATCCAGGGCGCTGGGGTGTGCTGCCATGTGTGCTTCGATCATGGTGAGTGCCGCTTCGAGTAGGGGGCGGCGGTGGAGGATTTCATCGCCTTCTGCTTCCGGCCAACCGGTGTCCTGCGCGATGAGGGTGCGGAGTTCGGCGGGGGTGCCGTTCCAGCATCCGATGTTGATGTTCCAGCCGTCGCGCTCTGGCGTGACGATGATTTGGCGCGGGTGGAGGCCGGTGATTTGGAGGATGTCTCCCGCTTGGGTGTTGTGCATGTTCGCGCCAACCAGGCTCGCGCCGGTTAGGTTCGCGTGGCTCAGGTCGGCGTAGCTCAGGTCCGCGTGGCCCAGGTTCGCGTGGCTCAGGTCGGCGTAGCTCAGGTCTGCGCCGCGCAGGTTCCCACCAGCCAGGTTCGCGTGGCTCAGGTTCGCGTCGGTCAGGTCCGCGTGGACCAGGTTCGCGTCGTACAGGTTCGCGTCGTACAGGTTCGCGTCGTACAGGTTCGCGTCGAACAGGTCTGAGTAGCTCAGGTCTACGTAGCTTAGGTCTGTGCCGTGCAGGTCTGCGTGGCGCAGGTTCTCGCCGATCAGGTTCGGGTATTCGCCTTTGGTTCGCTTGGCACTCACAAGTTCGATGACATGCTGACGGTCCATTTCAGTGGTCATTCCCTGCCTCCTTCGATGATGGTGAATTGTGTGCGGCGGGTAAGCGCTTGTCGTTCTGCGGTTTTTCGGTCGTGCTCAAGGTCAACTCTCGCGTGATCCATAGCGCGCTCTAGGTCATCGACCATGCAGTTCATGCACGCAATCCGGTAATCGTCGGTCATTCCTCCCCCTTTAAAATGCGGGCGATATGTTCGGCCATTGTGTCACCATGTCCCCGTAACCGGCCTTATTTTTGCCGTTGAGCCACTTTTGGGCGCTACTGCACCACACGTATACCCCAACAGGTTCTAACGGCTCTGCGGTGCGTTTGTGGGCGTTTATCGCAACGACTTGAGAATCGTCCACGAAGCACGACCCCGTGAGCGCATCGAGCACGGCACGGGTGAGCTTGTCGACGTCTGGTCGCTTCACGTGCCACGGCGTCGGCATGCGCATGCTCATCGCCTTAGGGCGGGGCATGACGAATTCAAGCTCAACGACCACTGGACCGATGAGTTCTCCATCCTGGGCGTGGGCAGCGGCGGCAGCGGCAACCCGTTCCCGCCATGGGGCGAGGTGTTTCGACACTTCGACGAGCACCACCCGGCCTTTGCGGACGAATCCGCGCTTGGAGCCTTGGGGGCGCGGGATGCCTTCGACAAAAAATTGCAATGAAAACCTCCATGCAAAATGGGCGCGCCTAAAACGCGCACAAAGTTTGGTTCATAATTCGTGGGTCTGTGGCGCAATGGCGAATGAGCCTTTGCGGGAAGTTACCGGTTCGGGCCCGGCGGCGTAGCCCCGGTTACAGCAGACGCGTGGGAAGCGAAAGAGATTGAGCGGCTGCGGGGTTTATTACTGGTTGACTTACTGTCTTTATGGTGCACCCGTGCACCCTTGCAAAGGTGCACCCATGCACCCTTGAAGGTGGCACCCATGCACCCTTGCTGTGTGGTCGAAAGGTGCACCCGTGCACCCTTGCGGGCGGTAAAACAGGTCATGTTTTGATGTTCAATCGCCACACGACCGGGGCGCGCCCACCGCCTCTCGCGGCGGTTAATTCTTGATTCCCGCGCTTAATAAACTCACGTTCTTCAAGAACTTTCAACGCCCTTTTTACCGTGCTTTTGTTCACTCCAAGACGGTCAGCCATAAACACAGCCGACGGCCACGCCTGCTGACTGCCGCCGTGCTCCCTTGCCTTATCGGCTAGGAAATACAGCACAGCCCTCTCTGTCGGTGTGACCCCATCAACCTCATCACTCACCCACGCGACGGCACGAATGCTCACTAAATATCGCCCTCCCGCGGGTTAGGTAGATGATTGATTAGATTGGTGTTGTGTGCATATCTTTCGAATGCAGCCGCGCCGCAGCCTGCCTTGCATCGCCCTTGACTCCGACGAGCAGGTATTGATGCACTCGCGTCGGCTTTCTGGATGTGCCAAGCAGCTTCCAGCCTGTGAGGTACTTGCGCCCCACTGGGTCGAGGACGACCATGTCGGCGAGCATGCCGAAGCCTGCATCGCTCATCGCCTGCCACCACATCGCAGGAAGTCCCGCATAGAGGCCATCCCTGCCTCTGGCATCTGAGATGACCACACCGATGTAGCGATTCTCGGCGAGCGCGCCATAGCTGGCCGCGGCAATCTCATTGACCGCCTGGCGATACTGGGCAAGCGTCATGGCTGACATATCATCCGACTGGTCTGAGTACCGCTCAAGCCGCCAATATGGCGGACAGGTAAACACTGCATCGACACCGGACATATGACCCACTCGACCATCCCCGACGCGCCACATGTCGCCATATGCTGAGTTGGCCGCAACTTGCTCGCTACGCACGTCGACTCCGACATAGCGCCGCCTCATCGCACTGGCGACGAGCCCACGTGTGACTCCCCCACAGCAGGGGTCGAAGACCAAGTCGCCTGATGCCGTCCACCATCGATAAAAAACCTCAGCTAGCGTAGGGTCAAACCGACTGACGCCATCACCGATGGACATAATGCCGCCACTAGCGTTGCATGCCACATCCCGCCCGTCAGCATCGTCCGGGAGCTGCTCGCGCCACCACTGAGTGCGTTTGCGCCACTCACCCTTACGTCTATCTAGGACGCTGAATGGCGGCTGAATGTAGTGTCCTACAATGCTCGGCTGCATAGGGTCATCGACGTGCACGGCGCGCCAACTCCTCCCCGAGGGTGTCACCGTAGTAATGGTCCTCCCACTCGACGATGCGTGGCCAGAATGATGAGCCATGCAGTGTCGCAGTACCCAGCGCGTGGACACGGATGTCACTCAATGACAGACGGCCACCAAGGGACTGTCGGTATGCCGCATGGATGGGCAGACCTTCCGAGTCCAGGTATGCAAAAACTGTCATATCTGGCCAGTCGATGATGGGTCGGCACGTCTTGGCGGTCATGACCCCATGTACGCGGGCTGACATTGCCCGCTGTCTCGACTCGGCAGCTCGAATCCCCGTAATCGTGCGACCAGTATTCGAGCCGGCAAGATAATCGACACTAACCCCCGGAAAGCCCGGCTCGCCGCGCATGATGGGCAGGTCAACTGCAATCTCCTGGTAGGCGACGTGCGGATGCATTTCCAGGAACGCATCTCTCACGGCTAGGGTGCCTGGCATCTCTAACCCGCTGACCCGCACCCATCGAATCGGAATCTTAGGGTCAACGCTTGCGGTCAGGTGGGCAGTTGTGACAGAGTCCTTGCCCCACGACACAGATACAGTCGCATCTCCGTCAGAGAGGAACTCTTCAATCCTCTTCCTCGCCATCGCGGCACGTTTTGCAGGGTCGTCGTGAAAGGCCTTGAAGAGCCGTGACCGCTGCCGCCAGACGTGCTGATCTAGGTCGGCAAAACTTCGCATTGCGTCCTCTCTGTCGGGTGCCAGTAGGGTGCGCGGGTGCGCATCATCCGTCCAGACGTTGACGGCATAGGCCGCTGCTGCCACATGCCTGGCAGCGCATCAGAGACTTCCCAGCGCGTTACATGTCCGAATCCATTTCGATGACGAGCCCCTAGATGAGTGATGATGCCGAGTAGTTCTCGGAGCAGGTCGAGGTCAGTCACCTCCGCGTAGTAGTCCACATGGGCAGCGTGCGTTGTGCCGATGGTGACATTCCGGGCCTTGAGCTGCCCGAGTCCGTGATGATGCTCCCTGACGGTGGTGAATGCGGCCATAGGTCCGGTCGCTGGCCTGCGACGTATTTCGGTCGCGCCGTAGTGGCCCGGGGTGTAGATAGCGTCCGAGACGCACCAGCCCCAGTAGTCACCGCGCTGCCAGGTCTCAAATGGCAGGTCAAAGTCGGGACACCCCTCTGGCGTTATGTCTGTAAGTGGAAGGTTATCGCGCACTGACTTTTGCCAGAAGGCCCAAGATGTCGGGCCATCTAGCGGACTAAGTTCGCCGATGATTGGCGTGTCGAGGTGGGCGCGGATACGGTGGCTGCTCATTTGGTCAACTCTTCGATGAGGTTTCTGATGTCCATCGCTCGATCTGTGACGTGCTCGGTCCACCGCCGCAGCTTTGCGTTAGCGTCTGCGTGGTCAATGCCGTCGATGGTGGCCGCGCCATAGCCTTGGGCAGTCTTAGCGCCAAGGGTCACCTTGCCCTCTGGGGCCCATAGTGCAAGTGCGGCACCTAGGGTGACATCATGTGCGTCGGTGGCGGCCGGTGTGAGCGACAGGGTGCCGTGCAGCTTCGCGCCAGTGATGAGCACCTGTGTATCCCAAATCATTTGTGCGGTACTCATCTCGCCGTCAACGGTGGCGAGGTAGCGGGCCGCAGGCCCAGCCCCCTGGTCGTGGCGGGTGCCGAACTCTTCACCGCGGAATGCGGCTGCCTGCCGGTCCGTATGCAGACTCTCTGGCAGTCGCCAGCTGTTTTCCCGACAGACCAGAATCATGTCGCTGGCCCGCAAGGTTCCGGTGACAATGTCTGATGCGGCGGCGTAGCCGAGCATGCTCAGCATCGGCAGGGTCTGCTCAATGCGGCGCATCATCTCAAGGTTGGTGCGGGACCCAGTCGATGTCACCGACCCGCCGGTCCACAGTAGGTCGACTGCAGTTTTGGAGAGTGAGCCCGGCTCAATTCCGACATTCTCGACCAGATGCCATGCGAGGGCGTCTCGGAGTCCGTGGCGGATGCTTGCTGCAGAGAGGAAGGGGGTGCGGGCTACGGTGCCGTCCGGCAGGACGCTGTCCTGAGTGCGCAGCAGGCTAGTGTTTCCAGAGGTGCCCGCCCCGTGATGGAAGGGGCTGGCCAGTGTGGCCGTCAGTCGAATCTCGGTGTGTGGCTGTGGGGTGATGGTAGTCATTAGAATCCTGGCTTTCCTAGATCGGCGACAACGGCCTGTGTGGCCTTTTTTGATTTGCGGTTATCGCGGTCGAGTCGGGCAAGCATGACGATGTAGGGCATTGTCTGGCTGACGTGGCTCGACCAGGCTTGGAAGTCCTGGCTGATAATGTCGGTCGCTCGCTTTGCGGTGTCGACCGCGCTGGGCTTGATGGTGTGAATTTGCAGCTTCCGGCAGGCGATGGATAGCGCTTGTGGTGCATTGTCCGCTCCGGCTGCGGCGGTTTCGATAGCGGTTGCAGCCCGTTCGTTCCAGAAGTCGATGAGGCTGGGGCTAGCGTCGGTCAGACTGTCGCGCAGCGCGAAGATAAGGCCGACGGTCGCGCTGTCGAGCTGGTCAGTCGTTGGGGTAGGCATTGGTGTCCTCCATGATTGGTTTTGTGATGCACCACAGTGCGAGCTGTGTGATTGGTGCAGACTGGTAGGGGGCGAGCGTGGCGGCCAGGTGTCGCCACCGACTGAGCTCGTCATGAGTTTTGAAGTTTCCAGGCATTCCGGCGGTGATGTTGTCGGCATGGACTCCCATGCGGCGTAGTGCGAGGGTCGTGAAAAACACCTCGTGCCACACGCTGCTCGTGGATGTGATGTCCTGGTCCTCCATGCGCACTGTCCATGCCCGGTCGCCAATGTTGGTCCTGGCGTAGGGAAGTGCGTGCTTCTGCCCGCTCACTGCGACGCAGACCGTCCACTCGCCCATTGGGGGCTTCATGAGAGTGTCGATGACTGGCCGAGTGTTGGCTCGGTTTGTCAGGCAGAGTCCAGGTGCTCGATGGGCGGCCTTCTCATGCGAATCTGGCAGATGTTCGCCAGGTGCGCAGACCCAAGTCCACATTCGCGGTGACTCTTTGCCTTTCCCTGAGCAGCACCACAGTGCGGCCTGCCCGACACGGCCCGACCCAGAGTTCCATAGGGATTGGTCGGTGAAATTGTCGCCGAGTGCTTTCTTGGCGTCAGCCGTAACGGCCTCCTGGTCGCCGGTGATGCAGCAGACTGCTGGGCGCTCCTGTAGCAGCTTTGCCTTCGCTCCAGGGACTGGCTTTTTGCCAGCTGCCTGCCAGATGAGTCTCTGCGCTGATGTCACGTTTCCTCCTTTTGTGTGATGAGCAGTCCGCATCCGTAGGCTTTTCCTCTACCGACGCCGTTAGCTTTCAGGGTGTGGAGGCGTGCAGCGTCCTTGACGGTTGCCATGCCCAGGTACATCACCCGCAGGTGTGTCGTGCGGCGGGCATGGTAGCGCCCTGTGGCTGTCGACATGCTGGTGGTGTCGATGGTGTGGAGGTCGAGGATTTCACCCATGCGACGCTCTAGCCATTCGTTCCACCTTTCTGGCGGCAAGGGTTTGCGTTTGCCACGTTTGCCGCGTTCGAATTTCTGGAATGTGGGGTTTCCGATGAGGGCGAATGTGATTTCGTCACCGTCTGCATGCTGCGGGATTTCGGTGGTGAATGAGCTTTTGATGAGGTCGTCATGTGCAAGCCAGTCAATGGGGCGCCCATGCTGGATGACGATGGTGTCAGGCTGCGGTTGTGCCCACAGTCCGCGCTCTCCGAGGAAGGTGTAGATGATGGCGTGGGCGTGGTGCGCGTCCCTGAATTGCCGCGCTGCGCCCCTGTGCAATCTGATGGTCGTGATGTGCATTAGAACGGCGGCTGGTCCTCGTCCGGGAATGGCTGCGCCTTAGGGGTGCTGCCCCAGGCGTTGGTTGCTTGCTGGTGGCCTTGCGCTTGCCAGCCGCCCTGACCCTGGCCTTGTGGGGTAAAGTCGGGGGCGAGGTCTACGCGGTCGGCCACAACATCGACAGATAGACGTTGCTGCCCGTCATCTGTTGTCCACGGCCTGACCTGCAGCCTGCCTACAACTGTGACTAGCTGACCTTTGGTGAGCTGCCTGGCCAGGTTCTGCGCGTCCCTATCCCACGCAGTGACACGCACCCAACTGGTGAATAGCGTCTCCCATTCGCCCTGCTGGTTCTTGCGGCGCTCGTCCTGCGCAATGCTGAACGTGACCAGCTCTTTACCATTGGGGTTTACGCGGGCTTCAGCGTCTTTGCCGAGCCTGCCACTGAATACCAGTATGTTGGCGGGTTTCACTATGCCCACCCTTCGCTGCGCGCCTTGCGGTTAGCTGCATCGCGGATAGCGTCAATCTCGACCGCAGGCATATCGTCAGGCCGCGCCCATCCCATTACTTCGGTCAGCTCATCCATTGTGGACACGGACTCGATGGCAGCAAGCGACTCTGTGGCGAACTCGGACATGGCCTGAGCTGGCTCATCCTGCTGCTGTGCTGGCTGCTGCTTCTGCGCCAGGGCTTCACGCACTGCACCCATGCCGTGGTCGGTGCGTGTCGCGGTCGCCTTAATCCGTTCGAGCTGCAGTTCCTCCGTGGAGTACGCGATGCCAGATAGGACGTGTGGCGCGATTTTGCGGGCAGCTTCCATCGCAGCCTTGGCATACAGCATCTGCTGCGGAATCGTTTTGTACAGCTTGTTGGAGAGGTATCCAGCCTTGGTGGCGCGTTCAATATCCCACGACGCGATTTCGTGGTTGCCGCGTGGTGCCGTGATTTTCACGGTGACGCACTGGTCTGACGTTTCCAGTGTCTCCACCACATAGCCCTGCTTGATGAGCAGCGCCATCGCGGTGCGTGTCTCGATGCCAGGCTTGCCGTTGATGACCATGACCTGCTGCAGGGATTGAGTGGCGTTTAGGCCAAGCTCAGCGCCGTATAGGATGGCGGCTGCACCGTCAGCGGGCTTGCCCTTGAAGTGCTTCGGCACCATCTCGGTGGCGCACATCGCTTCGGCGATTTGCATGGCGTTGCGCATAGCGTTGGCCTGCATCTGCAGGTTCTGCAGGGCTTGCGTGCCGACAGTTTGCGGCGCGCTAGGTGGTGTCGCTGGCGCATCGCTGTGGTCGATATTGGCCGGTAGGTTACTCATTGTGCCCTCCTCGAGGCATAAAAAATGCGCCCTCATGGCGCGTCAGATTGGGTTGATGTTGCTGCGACTAGGTGATGTCGCGGAAGCGGTAGGAGTCGTCGCCTATTGCAGCGGCATATATGTCCGGGTACTTTTGCTTGAATAGCTTGCCGCTGAAGGCGGTTTTCGTCTCCATGCAGTCCGCGTCCTGCAGCAGGTGGCGGTACTGCTTTAGGCCGTCATCCTTATCAAATCGCGTCTTGGAGAAGCGGCCCTTGACTGGCGACATGAACGCCTTGCCGCCCACGGTGACCTTTCGGCCTGCCGCCCACTCTTCGAGCCTCTTTTCCTCGCTGGCGACCATCTCGTTGACTTGAGCCTGCTTGCGCCTCAGGGTGAGGTAGCTGGCGAGCCTGCCATCATCTTCCTCGAGGTCAACGTCGTCGTCGAAGCTCACTAAGAGCTTGCGCTGTCGGTTGATTTCGTCGAGCAGGTCAGCGGGCGGCATTGGCGGCTCATGCTCGCCCAGTGATTTCACAAATTCGGCGATGTGGTCGACAGTGCCGTCCCATAGCTCCTGGTCATGCTGCACCTCATGGACTTCAGGGAGCGTCGACCAGAGTTGTGCCACGACGTAGCCGGTATGAATGCCGCTGATTGCAGCTTGTGCCATCGCCTGCCCGGCGACATGCGCCGGCAGTTCACCGCTACCCCACGCTTCCTTCGAGTCTGACGTTTTGCACTCGATGAAAAGGTAGCGACCTTGTGCCTTAGTGCGCTTGCGATTCAGTGCACGCCGGTCGAGTGTCGCTAGGTTTGGGAACGGCAGCGATTCGTCCGTGTAGGCCACCTCGCCGGGCGATAGCTGCCACATCTCACCCGTGTCTAGCAGGCGTTTTTCTTGCCAGAATTCGGCTAGTGACCGCTCAGCGCAGTGACCCCAGATGAAGCGGTCTTGCATATCGTCGACCGGCTCCGGCTCAGCCAGGCCGGACATTTCCATCCATGTTTCGCCCGCTGTTTTCCACGGCGACAGGCCGAGGATTGCGGGCACCTTTGACGCGGTGACTACGCGCAGCCATTCTGAACTGCCCGGTCGTGGTGGGTTATTGACTACCTTGTTTGGCATTCCTTAGCCCTTACCTTCCTTGCTGATAGCCCTCACGTCGGCAAGAATCTCTTCGAGCCGCCTGATTAGGTCGTCACGCTTCACCGGAGCGCGGCGCTTAGCTCTCTCCAGCCTGCGCAGCCGTCTTTCCAGCTTGTGCACATTGGTAGATAGCGCGAATGTATGCGACTTGTCCTTTAAGTAGAACTCATGCTGTAGGTCGACATCTGACCGAAGGCGCCTGATGGACCGCTCTATGGCGTCCATGTCGATGCGAGCTTTTCGCACCTCAAAGCAGAGAGCTGCGAAAACTGCGGATGTCACGACGGTGGCAACTGCCAGTGCAATGGTCGACGTGATGCTCACTTCACGCCCTCCCACTTTCCGACCTCGCGCCGGACAACCTCGCACGGAATGCCTGCGTCCAGGTTGCGCTGCACGATGAATTTTGCGTGACCCTTAGATGGGCAGGTCACATAGCGATGTGTGCCCGTGTAATGGGCGCCGTATTCGTACTTAGTCATTCTTGGTTCTTTCGCTTGCCGTCGGGCTTTGATGTCTCATGCCGTTGCCCTTTCGAGTAGTTGTGTGATTGCGTGGCGGAAGGTTTCAGCCATCTTCGACCCATTCCCCGTCTTGTAGTCGTGTTTTGCGGTGGCATTCTGACCATGTGATCGCCGGGCTATCTTCGTCTGCCCAGTAGTCGCCGGTGGGTTTCCAGTCCCCGTCCCCGTTGTGGGCTTCTTGCCGGTAAACTGTCATGGCATCAGTTCCTTTTGCCGCAGGCGTATTACTTCGGCCAGCAAGGCGGGGGCGAGTGCAGCCACTTCAAGGTCTCCGGGTTGATACGACGACCCGGAACCGATCGGGGTTAGACTTAAGCACATCTGCCCCGCCCCGTCGTAGATGTAGGTCATGTCAATATCGTATAAGTCACTGATGCTAAACCACGGCCCCGGTGTGATGCGTTGCTGCAGTTCTTTGAGCTGGTCAAGTGGTGGCAGGTCACTCATATTCATCTCCCTCGCACAGGTATTCGTCCATATCCTCCGGGCGGTCGATGCCGCATACTTCCTGCCAGTCGGTCGCGTAGTCACCCGGGGCGTAGTCGCGCGCGAAGTCGTCGTCGAGCCGTGGCTCTTTAGGGTGCATGGTGCAACTCCTCCCCTGCATTGCGCAGCCGCTTCTCGATCGTGGCGACCGGCATGCAGTAGGCGTCGGCGAGCCTGTGCAGCGCAGCGTTGGTGCTGCCGAGGATGTGCTTCATGTGCTTAAATTCATGCCGCACTGCCTGATTATCTTCTGGCAACGTCGGAAACGGTCGCTTCTGGTCAGGCGTCACGGCCAAAATGCGTCGGTGAGTGTGCAGGCTAGGGTAGTTTTCCGAGCGCCGCCAGCGGCTAATCAGGCTGGCGTCAAACCCGGCCATCTGCGCAATCCAGGCCATGTTTTTACCAGCGGCGCGTAACTGGTCGATGTGCGCTAGCGCCTGGACCCGAAGGCGCTCTTTAGTTTCGGCGGTGGCGGCCACGGCGCTGCCCCTCCTTATCTAGCCTCAGGTTGGATAGGAATTCCCGATGCTCACGCATGCCGCGCACGTCGGACAGCAGTTGCCAGCCGAAGGCGATTACCAGGACGGTGACAGTCAAAAATAAAATGACATCTAGCATTTTTGCTCCTTCACAATTTCTTCAATTTCCAGTGGCGCGCGCCCGAACAGGGTGGCGCAGTGTCCGATGGCTCCGGCGCGACTTAGTCGACTGCACTGCAGTCTGAACGCCCAGCGAATCCGGTCGCGCTTAAGAGCTTCGCTAAAGGAGGTCATGACGCCGCCTTTCTGTTCCTCTTTCGACCTGGGTCGACAATCTCTCGCACCTCATCGACAGGCCGCGAAAACGCATCGGCGAGCCGCCTTGCCGCATCGTCAAAGTTGCCGAACATGTACCGCATGAACGGGTATTCTTGCTTGATTTTCGCTACCTCAATTTCGGGGCCGAATTCGTCCAGGTCGTCGAGGCTGACTGCTAGCACTTTTGCGGCGACGGGGATGGATGGCGTGACCTTGCCCCTCTGCCATAGCCTGATTGTCGCCCTGGTAACCTTGGTGACCTTGGCGACAAGCTCAATCGACAGCCCCGCGTCGAGCAGTTCGTCGATGCGCCCCAGTACCGCATCAGTCCTCAGCTCGCTGTCGCGCGGGACTGGCGTGCCGTCGATATTGATGTTCGGCTGAAAGTTGTCTAGGCCAACGCTCATAATCTTGACGGCGGCCTCTGCGCCCGGCACTTCAAACCCGTAGGCGAAGTTGCTGACCGAGGTGTGGCCCATCTTTGCGAGCTTGCCAATCTCGACAAACGTCACCCCACGGTCTCGCAACTGCTGGATGTGCTCCTGCGTGGCGAGCTGGCGCATGCGGGCAATGTACTCTCGTGTGTCGCTCATAGCAGCCCCACGATGAGATTCACTGCGACGATGGAGGCGAGCAGCACGAGCAGCGCCATCATCGCGCCGAAGAATGCCACGTCTGCCGGGCTGTCTTGGTGAGCTAGTTCATCTAGGTCTAGGTCTTGCAGTCCAGCCAGTAGCGCCAGGGCGAGCGGGTCATCTTTGTCTGGCTTCATCGTTCACCCCTTGCTGCCGACTCGAACTCGGCTAGGTCGTCTCTGTGCACGCGCTTGACGCCGCCAAGGTTGCTGCAGCGCAGCTGTCCTCTGGCCATAAGTCGGTACACATGTCTTTCTGTTGTCTCCCACCTCTCGGCCACCATGGCGGCGGTGAGGTAGGTGTTAGTCTTGGTTTGCGGCATTTTCCTTAGTCCTTGCTGCAACTGCCCCGGCTAGTCCGTCACGACTTGCCGGGGTTTCGTGTTGGCTGACCACACCAGGTGCCGGGGGTGGCACGGCGGTCTTGCCGATGACAATCCACCCCAGATGGGAAGGTGCGCCCGGCGCGGTCAGCAGAGCCTGCGGCCGGAATCGAACCGGCAACCTTCGCGTTAGGAGCGCGATGCTCTATCCATTGAGCTACGCAGGCGTGCGTGCTTGTGTTCTTCCGTGCGCTCGTTCCCACTGAGTGCAAATCAGGTGTAGGGGCGTCATGGCGTATCTGTGCACCAACGCTCGACCCCCGTATCTTCCACACGGCAAGCTATGAACTTTTCAAAAATCAGTGTCAAGCCCCGCGTGCTCGGGCTGACGTCGTGACCAGGGGCGCGTTGCACTGCCCCGGCGGCTTAAACCGACCTGGTCTAAACGTCACATGAAACGTCACACCGCCGTTCCGGCCTATACCTAGGTATGGGCCAAAACATGGCTGTGACAAAAGGTGTGACGATTTATTTAGGCTGCTGGAAGCTCTGGGTCAATCCGCTTGAGTCCAAGCTTCTTGCGAATGAAGTCCACGCCAGACGGCTGAACGCGCGTCGTGTATGAGCAGCCAGTAGTTCCGTCGCTGCGCTCATACTCGTGAGCTTTGACGGTGAAGTGCTTCATGTACTGCTGGTATGGCGTATTGCGCATATGGCCCTTGGAAATGAGTACACCTACGTTGCGCAGTTCTGCGAACAGCTTGTTTTGCGACTTGCCAAGCATCTTCGCCACATTGCCAACGCTGTAGGTGCCGTCTGTTTCTAGGAAGCTGTCGTAAGCGTCCGCCTTCGGCTCGAGCTCCTTGTTCTTCTGCTCGAGCTCCAGGCGCTCAGTTTCGGCGTTCATCGCAATCTGAATCAGCTCAAGGCGTGTCAATTCGTTTCCGTCGATGCGCGGCTGGCGCGCGCGGCGTTCGCACTCAAGGAAGTACTGGCGCGCTTGCTTGCCCTTGTCGGTGCGCTGAATCATGGAAATCTCTTTCGCCATGTCCAGGCTGATGATGTGGTTCACGGTTGGTCGGCCACGTCCATTTGATTCGGAATTTCGAATAAAGTCTTGACCCTCCGAAAAGCCGTACTCTTCCATTCGGCCAAGCCACTCTGTGTAATTGGACTTCACTTCCAAAAACTCGTGCAGGTCGCGGCCTAGGACAGCCTGCGCACCGTCATTGTCCTGGATTGGAATTAGGTCAGACATGCTGTAACCCCTATCTTGATAACTGTTTATTTGCCTGGCGTTCTCCCGCCGGGCATTTTTATGCGCTCTTGCGGCCTGGCTCGGACTTGATGATGAGCATCGTCCCGTATGGCCGACCCGTAAGGAATTGAAGCTTCACCAGGTCAGGCGAATTTGGAACGGTTTGGCCGTGATACCACTTGCGCACCGTGTGGCTTGTGCGACCGAGCTTCTGGCCTACCTGCTCGAAGTTTTTCAGCCCATGCTGCTCACGAAGCTGGTCAATGACAGATGGATCTAGCTTGACGGACACTGTGCCCCCTTTCGACTCGCTTACATCATTTTGATGCGGTGATATCATCTTGACGCACTTTATAGAATTACGCAAGTCGCCACGCTGTAACCACCCATTTCCCCAGCGTGTGGGGCACGTCATCTTGACGCAGCGCGTGCGACAGCGTACGGTTATAGCCATGAGACACACTCACCTCGAATGGCTAGAACGGGTCGCTAAAGGCGACTCAAACCGACAGATTGCAGACGCCGCCGGAGTGTCAGACGCGACGCTAGGGCGGCAAGTTAGGGCGGGCGAACTCAAGCCGGAAATGATTATCAAAATTGCCGAAGCTTACGAAGAGTCACCAGCCATAGCCCTTGTTGACCTTGGCTTCATGAGCGCACGATGGATTACCGAGCCTGGCGTCACTACAGCCCTTAGTCGCGCCACCGACGAACAGCTCACCGATGAATTACTGCGCCGCCTGAAACTACTCGATACTGCGCCAGTCGACGAGCTTGCCGAACGCCGTTCGAGCACTGCCGCGACGCTGTCTGAGCCGTCTGATATGCCTTTTGGTGTCGTCGCAGATAGCAGTCCGGAAGAGGACTGGGATGGAGCGGAATTTGATTGATTGACCTAGACCACCTGGCCGTGCAGCTCGGCGTGACAGTCGTCGAGCATGACGGCGGCACCAAGGGGTATTACGACCACAGCGCGCGGACTATCTCGCTTAGACGCGACCTGCTCGACGTGCCCCGGCGCTGCACGCTGGCACACGAGCTGGGCCATGCCGTCCACGGCGACACACTCACCGGCATCACACATCTCGATAGGGCGATGGAGCGGCGCGCCGACCGCTTCGCCGCCAACCTGCTCATCGACCCCGCCGCCTACCGCGCCGCCGAAGCGCAGTGCTCACACCCTGGCCATATCGCCCGTGAGCTAGGCGTCACGCTGCACCTGCTCGAGGTGTGGCAGACCATGCACCAAAGGATTAAGGAACATGAATATCAACACTCGTAAAGCAACTGCAGGCACTCTCGCCCTGGTGGCCGCCGCGCTACTGACCGGCTGCAGCACTGACGATGGCCGTATGAGCGAATCTGAAGCGGTCGTAGCGTGCCAGAAGCACCTGGCGGACAGTAGCGGCGGTAAGTACTCCATTTCGGATTTCAAGACGGTCAGCCCTGGAAATATCCGCGAGATTAATGTCTCTGGTGTCATGAAATACGACATCAAGGGCAAGACTAAAGATGGGCGCACCTATGGCTGCGTTGTCGAACCTAAGGACGATGGCACCGCCGAAGTTAAGGGCAGCTTTGCATTGAAATAAAAATAAGCCCCCACCTGCCGCGTTGAGGAACGGCAAGCGGGGGCTTAATGGCAGCGCATGAGGGAATGCATGCGCTAGCAGGAATGACCAGACAGGTATCGAACGCTGGCAATAAGGAGCGTATCAATGGGTGTCCAAAAACGCATAAGGGGCGGCAAGACACGATGGGTGGCGCGCTATCGCGACCCGGGCGGCAAAGAGCGTTCTAAGACTTTTGACCGCGAGAAAGACGGCAAGACCTGGCTAGCGCAGCAGTTGGCGGCGATGGAGGGCGGCACATGGCAAGACCCAGCCAACACGAAGGTGACCGTGGGGCAACTATTCGACAATTGGGTCGCGTCAGAATTTCGTACCGCAAACACGTATAAGACCTACCTATACACCCGGCGCACGATGCTAGAGCCTCTAGCCCATCTTCCCGCATCGTCAGTCACTGCCGTACAGGTCAGGCAATGGTATGACCGCATGCGAGCTGGTCGAGACTGGATAAGCGGCCAAGATGAAGGGGTGTCACACTCGACGGCCGCAGCAAGCTTGTCGCACCTGCGTAACGCCTTTGCCTATGGCGTTGAGATTGGCATCGTGCCGCGCAATCCGGTTCGCTCTACACCGCCGCGTCGCGTCGGAGTCCGGGTGGAGATTCCGACCAAGGCAGAAGTCGAGCGGGTCATTTACGACGTACGGCATGGCGGATACGAGTATCCCGTTGTGCGCGATGGCAAGAAGGCCACATCGACCGCTAGACCAGCGCCTATCTATGCAGATTTGATGGAGGTTGGAAAGCTGTCCGGCATGCGGGCAAGTGAAGTCCTGGCGCTCGATGATGCCGACCTTGATTTCGCGGCGAAAGTCATCGAGGTGACAACGCAGGCAAACAGGAGTGGCGAGCGGGTTCAGCTTAAGACTCCGGCCGCACGTCGCGTTATCCCGATGGTGCCAGAGCTTGAGGAAGTTCTAGCCCGATATGCAGGCAGTGGCCGTCTGTTCAAGGCACGCACTGGCGGCGTGGTGTCCTACGCCGCACTGTCTCATGCAATCGCGATTGGGCGGCAGGAGCTTGACCATGTCAACTTTCACTCCCTGCGACACCACTTCGCGTCGCAGCTCCTAGCTAGCGGACTGCCGGTACAGGACGTCTCGGCGCTGCTAGGTCACGCCAGTCCGGCGGTGACACTCGGCGTGTACGCGCATGTCGTGGAGGGCGCGCAGGATAGGGCTAGGGACGCAATCGTCGCGACGCTGTCACGTGGGACAGCTGCGGGACGGGGTCATCTGCGAGCGGTGTAG